AGTCTCTCCTCGGCGCGGATCGTCATCAAGTTCTTGACGAAGTCGTCTTCGTTGGTGTTGACTGCTTCAACGCTCACGCCGCCGTTCTGTACAACAGATGCGCAGGTCTTGTAAGCGCCGACCACGATCGTGCCTGCTGTCACTGCAGGAGTCACACATACAGGAATGCCCCAGAGGTTCGGAACATCCTGAGCGCCGAAGTAACCGCCGCCGAAATACTGGCCGGTTCCGGATGCCTTGCCGACGCGGAGTGCATACCAGTCAGCAGGATTCAGGACGATGGCGTCAGCAGCGAAGCCGGAGCTGTTCTGTACGTCCATAGCAGCCTGCAGGATAGCGTCTGCAACGTCGGTAACAGTTGCGTTTGCTGCGATTGTTCCGGTCTGAATGCCGGAAGTAGCGAGCAGGTCGGTGACCAGTTTGTTCTGTTCCACAAGGCCGAGCTCATAGAGCAGTCTGCCGTTGATCGCGGATGCCAGGAAAGGATAATCGTGGATATACTCGTCGGATTCCTTGATGTGGCAAGCAACCTTAGCAAGGCTTACGGTCTTAGGAGTGGGATCTGCAAAATGGATCTGAGGCTTCTCAGCGCCCTCACCTGTTACTGCGGGAGCGCCCTGCATAGCACCTTCCACCAGATAAACCAGTGTGGATCCGGAGATGTTCTCAGCGCCGAACAGGTCACGGACTACCAGCGGGACACGAGCTGCTTCGACTACGGTCTTGTCGAATGTGGTCGCGAAGTCCACGGCTCCTTCGGGGCTGGTCTGTGTGTCTGTCGCCGCCTTGAATGCGGGAATGTTGAGATCGAACTTCTTGCCGATCGTCTGCTTCTTAATTTCTTCTACAAAATTCTCGCCGAGTGTTCTGGGCATTGTTTTTTCCTCCACTTCTTTGTCGGCCTTCTCGACCTTGTGTGTCTCGAGGCCCTTCATGAGTGCCTCAGCTTCGTCTGCTGCCTTGATCTGCGCCTGCACAGTCTCGAGTTCTGTGATGGCGCTCTGAAGATCTTCTGCAGACTTCTCGCCCGCCTCAACGGCGGCCTTAATTTCTGTGAGTGCGGTCTTTGCCGCCTCGAATCTCTCTTTGAGTGTCATTTATCTACCTCCTCTAAGAGTTTGTTTGCGTGTTCCAGAAGCTCCGCTTTCCTCTTCTGCTCCTCATCGTTGACCGTATCCGGCTCCTCCGACTTGGCGTCCGATTCCTGCGGATCCTCTTCTATATCATCAAGCTCACCCAGGACCCCCTGGAGGAGCGAGATGGCGTCTTGCGCACGCGCGATTGCTTCCCTGATTGCGTCAGCATCTTTCGCGCTGTTGCGTCTGCCCGACTTGACGCTAACCACTGACGTGTCCGGGTTCGCCGGGTACATCACAAGACTGACCTCGTGGATCTTCAGCTTCCGGAGTTCGTTCGCCTTGCGTCCGTCCTCCAGCGTGATCTCACCGGCTTCGAGCACGTCATAGGCAAAGCTGAATTTGCAAAGGCGTCCGTCCAGTGTGAGCTCGCGCGCTCTCTGTCCCTCCGGCGTGTCGTCGAAAGTACCCTCGAAATACAGTCCGTGGTCGTCCTCTTTCAGCTCGATCACTGTTCCGATGTACGCTCTCAGGTCGTCCGCTTTGTGGTTAAACAAAAAAGGAAGGACACGTCCCTCCTCTTTGATCTGTGCGATATGTTCTGCAAATGCACCCTTCGCCACGATGTCCCCGTAGCTGTCCGGCTCTCGGGTCCATGTGGATGCGTAACCGCTTATAGTGCCGTGATCGGCTTTTACTTCAAATGTTTTTGTCTTGATCATGTCTTAGTCCCTCACTTCTACGACCAGAATGCAGTGGCAGTTCTCCACATCCTCGACGTCAAGGTTGTCTATGTCTCCCGGCCACATCGCACCGTTGCTGAAGGGCTCGTCGTACTGGACCGTCTCTCCGTTCATGGCTGCATGTGACGCCCTTGGGTTCCCTGACGTGACTTCCCACGTCTTGAACACGTTCTGCCCGCGTGCCCCGTTCTGTCTGCATGCCTCCATGGAGGACCAGCCGATCAAGGCTCCGGCGAATGCGAGTCCGGCACTGTCTGCCCGATTATCCTCAGCATTCTCGAACACGCCTTCCGGTGTGGCCTTGAGCGACTCGTCGCTCTCGTCCGCGTCAAGCGCTTCAAGCAGTTCCTCGTAGGTCGTCTGGTTGATCATCTCCGCGCGGCGCTTGCACATGGACCGAATGAACGCTTCCGTCCGACCCGGATCATAATCGCCGTTGTCGAACAGCTTTCGAACCGTTTCCTTCGCGACGGATGCGCTCAGCCCGTAGGCTTCCTCGAACAAATCCTCCGCGAGCTCTTTGTTCCAGCGCTCCTCGTTCCACCACTTCTCCGACTTAGCCCTCAGCTTCGGCAGCACGCTCTCGGCCTGCCGCTTAAAGAAGGACTTGTACACCTTCGAGATCCGGTCTGCTTCCTCATCTGTCGGCTTTCCTCGCGACTTGCGCGCCTCTGACTTTTTCAATATGTGCTGCGCTGAGTTATACCGCTCGACCGTCGGGTCCGTGTCCCTGGGCGATGCCAGCCCGCCCGTGACCACATTGAGCGGTGTGATCAGCTCGTCGCCGCCCTCGATCGCAGGAAGGTCGAGCCGTGCTCTCGCTTCGTTCCTGGAAAGGAACGGCCCGCCGACGGCACTGGATAGCGTCATGATCTTCTCCTCGAATGTGCCTTCGGTCTTTATCGTGATGTCATAAGCGATATAATGTCCGCCTGGCTCTCCGACTCTCTTGAGCAGGACCATATTGAGACGATCGGTCGCCTGCATCAACGTCGGCGCGAGGCAGTCGTTATAAAGTGCTCTCGCATTGTCCTTCGCGCTCGCATAGGTCTGCCCGCTGCCGGGCCAAATCATAGCCGGGTTTACATGATAAACCGCTGCGCAGTCCTCTCTGGACAGCTTCACAGCTTCCGCCCACTGTGCATCCCTCGAGTTAAATTGGACGGTCTTGATCTCCATTCCGTCCTCGAGGATCGGCATTCCGCCGCCCTCGCCCGCTTCGCTTCCCGCCCAGGATGCTTTCCACGTTTCTTTGAAACGATTAAAAGCTGTCTCCGACCACGGTGCGACGTCCTTCGGCCTTGTCAAATAGGCGTTGAATCGTCCGCCTCTGTGCCACATCTGGCGACGGAATTTGTTCGACTCGATCTGCTCGTGCAGAGTCTCCGTGAGTGCGCTGATTCGGCTATACTGCCTCATCGGGTCTGTGGGATCATAACCGTGGAACAGGATGAATTTATCAGCCGGAACCTCGATTGCACTGCCTCCGTTCTGAGCACATATCACGATTGCCTCCGGAGCAAACGGAGAGGATCCCTTGAAGCTCTGGATCCAGTTCGCCGGAATTGGCCTCAGCTCCCATCCGCTCGGCGTGTATTTGCTCGGAACGATCAGCGTCAGAAATCTCTCGTACAGAAGCAAATCTGAATACATCCGCCGCTTGAATTCAAATGCGGTCATGTCCTCATTCGGATTCTGCAATAGGAGCGCCGCCGGACTGTCTAGGATCCTGCGCCTGTCTGTGTCACTCACCCGGTCGTAAACTTTAATCGGCACCTGCGCCGCATTGTCTGCCAGGAAGCTGATGACCGCGCGGAGATTCGGCTGTGTCCTGTAGAGCTCCGCTGCGTCCATATTGGCGACGCTGACGCCATAGTCGCCGCCGTATACGTAAGTATATTTCGGCCGGAATAAATTCCTGAGGCCGTCTAAAATCGCCATATCTGTGTCCTCCTTATACGACGAGCACGCCTCTCTCCTCATAGATGCTGTCGTATACCTTCTGTTTGGTCGTCTCCACACGAGTCGCTGCACCGAATGCCATCGTCACCGCCACCAGAGGCGAGATGTCCTCCATGCTCTTGTTCCGGTCCCAAGCCCACGCTCCATCGCCCATCGGCCTTGTCACTGCGATGTTCGCGGCTAGGTCGAGCGCTGGCTGCGTAATGTGGTAGACAGGGACTGCGTCCGTCTCTGCGTTTTCATCGCAGGCGGAGACCGCATCATATAGACGTCCGCACCATCCGGCGACGTCCTTTCCGCAGCATTCAATCACCTCTACGCCGTCAATGGCCGCGATGACGTCCATCATGGACGCGATCGGCGCGCCCTTACTCTGCAAAGCGATCTTTATTCCGCCCTCGTAATTCGGAGCGGCCGTCTGCAGCCACTTCACGATCCATCCCGAACCGGATCTGTATTCCGCGAGCTCCACGTGCCATGCGCCGTCTGCCCGCTGCCCGCATACCGCAATGCTCGTGTGCAGTCTGTCAGCCGAAATATCTATGCCAAACCAAAGCGGCGACTCCTCCGCTATGGTGCTCTTTTCGTCCTTGCCTGCGTCCCACGCTCCTATCGGGAACGGAGGAACGACCGTAGTGGTCACCCACTGGCATAGGCACTCTGTTTTGAATACGTCCGCAGGGTCATCAGCCTGTGCGGCCATGAGCGTGGAGAGTTCGATAGTATATCCCAGGGAAGGATTCGCCTGTGCAAGCGCATGTACATCCCTCGGGTCCGCGTCTGGGAGTGCGGACCATTCGAACCACCCGAGCGCGCTGGATTCTGCGGAGGCTTCCGCTTCCGGTTCTGATTCGCCCATCGCCTTCACGATCCCGTCCGGATCTCCAAGCTGTGCGTGTGCCCTCAGCCGGAAGTGGCGGAGCACGACGCTCGTTCCGTCGCCTGCGTTTGACATGCACCACATCAGGGAGTTCTTTCTGGCGATCCCTGTCTTGGAGAGCGCCGCCCACGCCTCCCATGTCTGGTGTTCCCGTAGCTCGTCCAGAAGAACAAGGTCCGCAGATTTACCACGGCCTGCTTTTCTGTTCGATGCTCGAACCCGGTAGTCTCGACCGCCGACCAGCTGCAGCCTTTTCGAGCCGTTCGTAAACCAGACATGTTTGATCGCCGGGGATAACAGCTCGTTTTCCTGGGCCATC